GTCCTCGAGGTCCCGCAGACCATCAAGCACATGAGCCTCCCCTCGAAGGAGTTCGAGGCCGAGGTTCTCGACGGGCTCGTCGACGCCGGCGGCAATCCGCTGATGGCGTGGATGGCCTCGAACGTCGTCGTCTATCGTGACGGCCCCGACAACATCAAGCCGGTGAAGAAGAAGAGCCGCGGCCGCATCGACGGCATCGTCGCCGCGATCATGGCGCGCAAGCTGGCGACGCTCGACGACGAGACGCCCAAGAAACAGTTCCAGATGATCGTCCTCGGCGGAGGCCCGTCGTGACGCCGCCGCTTCGGGTTCTGCCCAACTCACGCCCGACGCCGCGCCCGGGCACCTGTGCGACGTGTCGCTGCTGGCAGCAGACGCTGTACAACGACGCGCTCGGTGCGTGCGCCCTCACGGCCTGGGACGATCACGGCGGCCACGCGCATTCCTCGTCGCGCGCCAAAGTGCAGGTCACCGGTCAGGCGCGCGGCGATTCCCGCGGCGGCGACGCCGTGCTCGAGACCGCGGCGTCGTTCGGGTGCGTGCAATGGGAGCGCGCGTGACGCGCAAGCCGGCCGATCCGCTCGACGCGGTGACCCACCAGGGACGGCCCCGGAATGCGGAGCCCTCGTCGTCGGTCACCACCTGGTTACCGGCGCGTGAGCACGACACGCTCATCCGGTTGGCGCGGGAAGAGGAGACGTCGATCTCGGCGTTGGTGCGACGCCTGTTGAATCTGCGGTTGCGCTAAATTGCATTTTCCAACTAGAAAACTCGGTCGCACGGCCCGCGGTGTCACGCTCGATCGGCATGAACCGCGCGTACGCGATCCTTCAGATCAAATCCTTCGACGACGAGACCCGCGTCATCACCGGCATCGCGACGACGCCGACGCCGGATCGATCGGGCGACATCGTCGAACCCGACGGCGCGCAATTCCAGCTGCCGATTCCGCTTCTCTGGCAACACAACAGCCGCGAGCCGATTGGCGAAGTCTTCGCCGCGACGGTGACGGCGGACGGGATCGAAATCCAGGCGCGCCTCGCCAACGTTGACGAGCCCGGCAAGCTGAAGGATCGGCTCGACGAGGCCTGGCAATCGATCAAAGCCAAACTCGTCCGCGGCCTCTCGATCGGCTTCAGCTCGATCGAAGAGGCGCAGATCAAAGAGACCTACAGCTTCCGCTACATCAAGTGGCTGTGGCTCGAGCTGAGCGCCGTGACGATTCCGGCGAACGCCGACGCGACGATTCTCACCGTCAAAGCTTGCGACCTGGCCGCGACTGGCCGTCATTTGCCCGGCGCTGCGGGCTCCCTTCCGATCGTGCGCCTCCAGAAAGCGGCGCGACCCATGACCATTCAAGAACAGATCACCGGCCTCGAGCACAAGCGCGCGGCCGACTACGCGCGCCTGATCGCGATCCAGACCGCCGCGACTGCGGACGGCAACACCAAAGACGCCGCGCAGCGCGAAGAGTTCGACACGCTGAAGCTCACCCTCAAGACCATCGACGCCGAGCTCGTCGACCTCCACGACATGGAGACGCTCAACATCGCGACGGCGACGCCGATCACTGCGGCGACGGACACCGTCAAAGCGGCGGCGCTGCGCGGCCACGCGACGGTCATCCAGGTGAAATCCCCGTTGCCGAAGGGCACGGCGTTCACCCGCATGTGCATCGCGCTCGCGCGCGGCAAGGGCGATTCCTACCAGACCCTCCAGCACGCGAAGGAGTGGAAGGACTCGACGCCGGAAGTCGAGCAGATGATCCAGCACATGTGGCACGCCAAGGCCGCCGTCGCCCCGGGCACGACGACCGACGCCACGTGGGCCGGCCCGCTCGCGGTGCGGACCCCCATCAACGAGTTCCTCGAGCTGCTCCGGCCGCGGACGCTGCTCGGCCAGATCACCGGCTTCAAGCAGGTGCCCTTCAACATCTCGGTCCCGAGTCAGACGACGGGCGGCACCTATCAGTGGGTCGGGCAGGGGCTCGCCAAGCCGGTCACCAGTGCGGCCTACGCGGCCGTGACGCTGGACTTCGCCAAGGCGGCCGGGATCATCGTCCTGACCGAGGAGCTCGTGAAGCTCTCGACGCCGTCGGCCGAAGGGCTCGTCCGCGAAGAGCTGGTCGCCGGGATGTCGCAGTTCCTCGATCTGCAGTTCGTCGATCCGGCGGTCGCGGCGGTCGCGAACCTCAATCCCGCGTCGATCACCAACGGCGCCTCCACCGCGGCGGCCTCGGGCGTGACGAGCGCCGCGGCCCGGGCGGATCTGGCGGCCTCGGTCGCGGTCTTCACCGCGGCGGGCATTCCGCTGACCGGCTCGGTGTGGCTGATGTCGGACTCGAACGCCTTCGGGATCAGCCAATCGCTGAACGCGCTCGGCCAGCCGCTCTTCCCGGGCATGTCGATCACCGGCGGCAACATCTACGGCATCCCCGTCGTCGTGAGCAACAACGTCGGCAACCGCGTGATCTTGGTGCACGCGCCGTCGATCCTCTACGCGGATGAGGGCGGCGTGCAGATCGACGTGTCGCGCGAAGCGTCGATCCAGATGGACTCGGCGCCGGACTCGCCGGCGACGTCGACGACCGTGCTGGTGTCGATGTTCCAGAACAACCTCGTCGCGCTGCGCGCCGAGCGGATGATCACCTGGAAGCGCGCGCGCACCGCGGCCGTCCGCTACATCACCGCGGCGGCGTACGCGGGCACGTAGACCGCGATGCGCCTCGTCATCGGGGGGCCGACACTGGCAACGGTGCCGGCCTCCTTCGCGTTCGACCTGGCTCAGCTCTACCTCGCAACGCGCGATTCCGGGTGGACGGATCGCGTGACGCTCGGGTTCATCCAGTCCACCTATGTGCATGTCGGGCGGGAAACGTTCCTCGCGAACGCGATACGACAGCAGGCGAGCCACGTGCTCTGGCTGGATACGGACATGACGTTTCCGCCCGACACCGCGATTCGGCTCGCGCGGCACGACAAGCCGATCGTCGCGTGCAACTGCGTGATGCGCGATCCGCGGCTCCTGTTCACGGCGCAGCGAAACGGCCACCGGGTCGAGACGCGGCCAGACTCGCGCGGGCTCGAGGCGGTCGACTCGGTCGGGACCGCGGTAATGCTCATGCGGACCGATATCGTCGCGGATCTCGCGCGGCCCTGGTTCGCGCACGACCGGCACTGGGAAACCGGCGCCGACATCGGCGAAGACATCCGGTTCTGTAAAGCGCTCCGCGCGGCGGGACACGAGATTCTGATCGATCACGACCTCTCGAAGGAGATCGGACACATTGGCCAGTACACCTTCCGCCCAGCTCGTGAAGCTCCGGTCGCCGTTTAACGGCGAAGTGGTGCAGATGGAATTCGGGCCCGGCCGGACGCCGACGCTCGAGGCCATGGTCGCCGCGGGCTTCACGCGGGTCGAGCCGGACAGCACGAACACGCGCAAACGCAAACCGGAGGACGTCGATGGCTGACACCGTGACGGTGACCGTCGTGAAGTGGCACACGCGCGGCGGCATCGTCCAGCCTGTCCACGCGACGTATGAGGTGGCGCCCGACGAGGTCGAGAACCTCGTGGCGCAAGGCCTCGTGACCGTGGGCACGCCCGCCGCGCCACCGGCGCCGTCCCGTCAGTACGAGACCACCGAAGCGGACGTACCGCAGCAGTCCGTCCTGACCCCGAAGCGGAAGAAGTAACGCGTGCAGTTCTTCGGGTTCACCCTCTCGCGCACCAAGGCGCTCCAGCCGCTCGCACCGCTGTCGAGCCGCGGGAATGGCTGGTGGCCGTGGGACGGCGTCGTCCGCGAATCGTTCACCGGCGCCTTCCAGCAGAACGTCGAACTCCGCGTCGACACCGCCCTGTCGTACTACGCGGTCTATTCCTGCCTCCGCCTCATCACGACTGACATCGGGAAGCTCTGTCTGCGGCTGGTGAAGCAGGATGCCGAGGGCATCTGGACCGAGACCGAGTCGCCGGCGTTTTCCCCCGTGCTGCGCAAGCCCAATCGCTACCAGACGATCAACAAATACGTCGAGTCTTACATCCTCTCGAAACTGATCCACGGCAACGTGTACGTGGTCAAAGAGCGGGACCAGCGCGGCGTCGTGACCGCGCTCCACGTGCTCGATCCGACGCGGGTGACCGTGCTCCAGGCCCGCGACGGCAGCGTGTACTACGAGCTCAAGCGCGATGACCTCGCCGGGCTGCCCCTCGAGGAGCGGGTGTTCCCGGCGCGCGACATCATTCACGACACGATGATCACGCCGTTTCATCCCCTGGTCGGTGTGTCGCCGCTCTATGCGTGCGGGCTGGCGGCGACGCAGGGGCTGAGCATCCAGAACAACTCGCAGCGGTTCTTCACCAACGGCGCCAATCCGAGCGGGATGCTGACCGCGCCCGGCAACATCACGGACGAGACGGCGTTGCGCCTGAAGGCGAAATTTGACGGCGGTGGCTGGAGCGGGGAGAACGTCGGACGCGTCATCGTCGCCGGCGATGGGTTGAAATTCGAGCAGTTCACAATGACGGCGGTCGATGCGCAGCTCATCGAGCAGCTGCGCATGACGGCGGAGCAGGTGTGCAGCGCGTTCGGGGTGCCGCCGTACCTCGTGGACATTGGCCCGCCGCCGCCCTATGCGAACTTCGAACCGCTGCTCCTGAAGTATCACAGCCAGTGCGTGCAGAGCCTGACGACCAACTTTGAAAAGTGTCACGACGAGGGGATCGGGCTGCTCGACAGAATCAACGGGACCCAGTTCGGCGTCGAGTTCGACATCGACGATCTGATCTGGATGGACACGGCGACGCGCGTAACCTCCGCGAAGACGTCGATTGAGTCCGGCGGCATGTCGCCGAATGAGGCGCGCCGGAAGTACTTCGGGCTCGGCCCTGTGGCCGGCGGCCACACGCCCTACATGCAGAACCAGATGTGGCCACTGAAGCAACTGGCCGAACGAGAGACGCCTGCCGCGCCGGCGATCCCCACGATGCCCGTGGTGGGCGACCCGCCGGGCCCGGCGACGAAGGATCTCGACCTCGACGCGCTCGAAACACGCGCGGCCGCCTTATTGAGGGCCGCATGACCGAGACCGAGCTCGCCGCCGTCATTCGGGGCATCGCACCGATCGTGCGCGAGCAAATCGCGACGGCCGTGGCCGACGCCCGACTCGCGCTGACCCTGTCGTATGAGCAGGCCCTCGGCGAGCTCCGGGATCGGGTACTGGTCGCAGAGACGAAAGCCGCGGTGCCGGTGCCGACCGATCCCGCGATCGCCGCGCTCGAGCAGCGGCTGGCGGCCTTGGACACGCGGACGGACGCGGCGCTGGCCGTTGTGCGCCTGGAGCTCGGGCAGGTGGACGCCTACGCGACGCGCCTCGAGGGCTACACGTCCTTCCTGCAACGGGATGCGGCGGCGCTCAGCGAACGCGTGGCCGTGGTGGAGACGCGCGCGCAAGTCCCTGGACCGGCCGGCCAAGACGGGACCGCTGGCGCCGATGGCCTTGGCTTTGACGATCTCGACGTGAAGTTCGACGGCTACAACATGTTGACCTTCGAATTCACGCGCGCGGGCCTCGTGAAAGGGTTTCCGGTCTCGTTGCCGTTCCTGCGCTATCAGGGCGTGTATCAGCACAGCCAGAAGTACTTCCACGGCGACGTCGTGACGTGGGCGGGCTCGACTTGGCACTGCAGCGAACCGACAACGGCGAAGCCGGACGAGGGATCGAAAGTCTGGACCCTCATGGTCAAGCGGGGCCGCGATGGCAAAGACGGCGTCGATGCACCGGGTGCGCTACCGGTTGTGTCGCTGGGGAAGAAGTCGTAATGGCTGCCCTCGTCACCCTCGCCAGCGCGAAAGACCAGCTGCACGTGCCCGTCACGACGACCGATCGCGACGAGGACATCCAGGCGCTCATCGACCGCGCGAGCGCAATGGTGATCACGCACCTCAAGAGCTGGGCGGTGGTCGAGTGGTCGGTTGAGGATCCGCTGCCCGTCGACGGCGTGGCCGTGCCCGGCGGCGTGGAAATCGCGACGCTGCTGTTGATCGGCCAGCTCGACGAGCACCGCGGCGATGACGCGACGCCCGATGCGGAGCTGTGGAAGAGCTTTCTGATTCCGTTCCGGGATCCGGCGCTGGCATGAAGAAGACCCCAATCGGCCAACGTTCGCACCTGGTGCAGCTCCAGAACCCCGGCCCCGCCGTCTCGGACGGCGACGGTGGCACCACGCAGACCTGGTTTGCGCTGACGCCGGCGTCCGTCTTCGCGGCGATCCGGCCGCCGACGGCGCAAGATCTCGAACGCCTGGCTGCCGGCACGGTGATCTCGACCGGCATGCGCGTGATCACGTTTCCCTTTCACCCGCAGGTCAGTACGCAGACGCGCGCCGCCTGGCTCGACCCGGCGGGACGATCGCACGTGGCCAGCGTGACCGGCGTCGACAATCCCGAAGAGCGCTGCATCGAGACGGTCTGTCTCTGCGTCGAGCTGCTCGACGCGGTCCTACCTGTCATCGGCGGCGGCGCGTTCAATCCTGACGCGTTCCTGCATCGCGCGTTCAATACCGGGGTGGCCGTGTAATGGCCCTGACCGTCACGCACGTCCGCGTCCTGGCGATCGCCGACGACATCACCCATCCCGAACAGGTGCAGCCGACCGACTGGGGCTCGACCGCCTCGGTGGCGCCGACGCACGTGCTGACCGGCATCCTCGACGCGGATCAGGTCGATCTGTCGGACTACGTCCAGACCTCCGATGCGCGGTTGAGCGATGCGCGCGTGCCGCTGGCGCACACGCAGGCCTTCAGCACCATCACGGCGACGCCGACGTCCCTGGCCGGCTACGGGATTCTCGATGCCGTGGTGCTCGGCACACGCACCGTCAACGGGCACGCGTTGTCGGCCGATGTCACTGTCACGAAGAGCGATGTCGGCCTCGGCAACGTGGAGAACACGGCGCTCTCGACGTGGGCGGGATCCACGGCGATCGTCACGATCGGGCCGCTCGCCAATCTTCGGATTGGCGGGGCCGCCCTCGTGAATGCGTTTACGACCGTGGCCGTCGCCGGCGACCAGCAGTACATCGGCGATGGTCGGCCGATCGGCAATCCGCCCGGGACGATCACGCTCGTGGACAGCGGGGCAGGCGGCAATCTGGCGGCGGGCACCTACCAGTACATGTACACGGAGACGCCGGGCATCGGCGAGACCGGCCGGAGCGCGATCGCGTCGATTACCGTCGCGGCGAATCACAAGGTCACCGTGACATGGCCGCTCCCCCGGCGCGGCGTGGCCGGGAGCACGCTCTATCGCACCGTCGCGAACGGCGCGACCTTCAAGATCGTGCATGCGCGCGGGGGCGCCGACGGCTTCTTTCAGAGCAAGTGGGTCGACAATCGCGCGGACGTGGATCTTGGCGCGACCGCGCCCGCCAACGTCGATACCACGATCCTCTACAAGCTCAATGTCGCCAAGAGTGTCACCATCCTGGCCTCGAATCCCGATCAGGTCGGGGCCGCCGATTTCGGCATCCTGACGTCGCCGCCCGGGACCTCCGCCTATTGCATGGATGCGTACGGCCCGATTCGCATTCGCGCCGGTGACCTCGGGACGCCGTTGCTCATCTCGTACACCGAGAACGCGGCGGGTGCGCGGACCGGCAACAACCTGACGGCTTATTTCATCAGTAACACCGATACGGGCGCGGGCGAAGTCTCGGCGCAAACGCTGAACCCCGTGTTCAATGTCGCCGGCCGGGGCAACACGGCGATTACGCCCATGACGCTGGGCAACCCCGCGGACGTCGATGGGACGTCGATCGCCCTGTCGTCGGTGTCCACGTTCGGGACGGCCAACACCGCGGCGGCCATCGCGAACGCGTTCACGGCGACCGGCGCCGGATCCGCGGCCTTCACGCAGTCGGTGCTGACGGTGACGCTCAGCGCCGGCTACACAGGGAGCGCGGACAGTTACGCGGGACGGTTCAGCAATACCAGCGCGAACTCGGGCCAGGCCTTCGGGGTAAGCGGGAACGCGTTCGGCACGGCGGGCGTAACGGTCGGCGTCTTCGGGGTGGCGAGCGGCGCGGCGCCGAAGCTGTTCGGCGGCTTTTTCTCGGCCGACGGGTCATTGCCCAGCACGGTCACGGTGCCAGGCGGCGGCGTCACCGGAGCGGCGTTGGCCGCGACGAACGGCAGCGGCACCAACGACATCATCGAGGGCTATGACGGCGCGACGGTCGTCTTCCGCGTGAAGAACGACGGCGACGTCGACCACGTCAATGTCGGCGCCACGGCCACATGGACCCTCAAAACCACGACCGGCGGCGGGGCGATGGTCCTGCGCGTCAATGGCGGGTCCACCTGTGACCTCGGGTCCTCGAACAACATCGCCGTGCGGGTCCTCACGAACAACGTCGTCGCGTCGACGTTTAGCACGAGCGGGCAACTGACGGTGGTCGGCGGCTTCGGCTGCAACGGTGCGGCGGCGCAGGCGGCCGTCGTCTCCGGCGGCGCGCTGGCAGCCTACGTGACCGGCGCCTTTGGCCTCGATACCGGTGCGCACATGCAGGCCTTGCTCAATCAGGTCATCGCCATCCGATCGGCGCTCGTCGCGAACGGGATCATGTCGTGACGCCCACGATTCACACAACGCTCGGTGCCCTCGTCCAGGCGGAACCCGCGCTGGGATCGATCTGTCAATTGAAATTGACCGCGAAGGCCGCGTACCACCTGAAGAAGCTGGCGCAGCTCGTGGCGATCGAGACGAAGCACTTCCAGACGGAGCGGGACGCCTACATCAAAGAGCTCGGGACGGCCCGCGCGGACGGCGGGTTCGAACTGAAGCCGGACAGCGATCAGATGCCCGCGTTCGTGGCCAAGGTGACGGAGCTGCTCGCGGTCCCGGTCGAGATCGCGTGGGGCCCGATCACGCTCGCGCTGCTCGGCGAGGAGAAAGTCTCGGCCCAGGAGCTCGCGGCACTCGGGCCGCTGTTCGCGGATCCAGACGCGGAGATCGGATCGTGAGCGCGCGCTTCGTGTGGGACGGCCTGGCGGAGTTGAAGGCCGAGCTCCGGAAACTCCCGGCCGAGCTGACCGCGGAGGCGGTCGATCTCGTCTTTGCGAACGCCGAGGCCGCGGCGCAGGAGATCCGGGCGGCGTATCCAGCACGCACCGGCAATCTGAAGAATCACCTCACCGTCAAGCGATCGCGCGGGCAGTTCTCGACGAGCGCGCAGGTGCGGAGCACAGCGAAACACGCGTACCTGTTCGAAGTCGGGAGCCAGGCGCGCCACACCGACCTCGGGGCCAACCGCGGATCGATGCCCGCCGGGCACGTGTTCATTCCGATCGTGATGCGCCAGCGCCGAATCATGTACGAGCGGCTCGCGCAGGTGCTCACGAACCACGGGCTGACGGTGACGAGCAATGCCTGAGTCGTCCGCGATCGACCAGGCGCTCGTCGACAAGCTGCTCGGCGATGCGACGCTCCGGACGCTGCTGCCGGACGGCGTGTTCTTCGATGAAGCGGGCCCCTCGATCGCCGGCGGCGGGAATGCCACGCGGTTCGTGCTCGTCTCGCTCGCCGACGAGACCGACGAGGCGGTGTTCGGGCACCGCGGCTTCGAGGATGCGCTGTATTTGGTGAAGGCCGTCGAACTGAAGCCCGCGATCGGCAGCGGGAACGTCAAAGCCGCGGCGGCGCGGATCGATGTGCTCCTGGAAGACGGCACGATCACGGCGGCGGGCTACACGCCGATGGTCTGCCATCGCGAGTCGCGCTTCCGCATCACGGAAGTCGACGAGCACGACACGTCGATTCGCTGGCAGCATCGCGGCGGCCACTATCGCGTGCAGCAGAGTGTGTGAACCCGGTTCAAAAGGTGGGGTAGATCATGGCGATTCTCTCGGGCCGTAACGGCCAAGTCCTGTATGACCCGGCGGGCGTGACGCCGGTCGCGCTCGTCTCGCTCAAGAGCTGGAAGGCCAGTTTCAAAACCGACTACATCGACGTCACCTGTTTCGGGGACGCCAACAAAGTGCGGGTGCCCGGACTACCGGACATCGCGGGCAGTGGCGACGGCTTCTGGAACAGTTCGAACGTGGTGCTGTTCGCCGCGGCGAGCGCGACCACGCCGGGCAAATTGAAGCTCGTCCCGAGCTCGGTGGAACCGACGTTCTTCTGGAGCGGCCTGGCGTACATGTCCGCGGACATCGACGTCGCCGTGAACGGGGCGCCGGGCGTCTCGTTCTCCTGGGTCGCGGCCGGGCCGTTCGTCGAAGCGCCATAGAGGCGCGGCGTGTGGGACGGCTCGTTTCATCACATTCGGATCACCGGCGCGGCGGGCGACATCCTCTGGGGATATCGCCCAGCCGTGTCGTTCCGGCACTGGGCCATCCGCAAAGGGCAGGACGGACGCTGGATCCTGACCGCCACGATCGCGTGTGTGGAGCCGTTCGCGATTCGGCAGACGCCGCTGCTGTTCACCGCGCCGCGCGAGGGGGCCCGCGATGGCTTTTGGGCCTGGGGCGTGGAATCGGTGCAGGTCGGGGCCGAGCGCCTCGTCGCGCGGCTCGGGCCGCCGGAGCAATAACCCAGGAGAAGGAGACAGACCTGTATGGGATCGTCGCGCGTGGTCACCCCCGAATCGAAGCGACTGCCGCTCTCAAACGACGACTGGATCCTCGTCCGGCGGCGCTTGAGTGCCGGCGAGCGCCATGACTCGTACGAGTACATGTATCTGCGCAACCCCGACGGATCGTTCGCCCTGTCGCCGGACGGCCGGCTGATCGTGGGACCGGCCAACGGCCGGATCGCGGTCGTGCTGTCGTATCTGCTCGACTGGTCGCTGGTGGGGCCGAATGGATCGCCGCTCGCGATTCGCGGCGAGCCGCTCGACGTCATCCGCGCGACCTTGCGCTCGATCGACGAAGCCAGCTTCGACGAAATCGCGACCGCGATCACCGTGCATGAACTGGCGCTGGCGGCGGAGCGGGACGCGCAAAAAAAAATCCTGTCCGCGACGCCCAACGCCGCACCGACCTCCGCATCGCCCTCCGCTGCGGATGGACCCTCGACGACGTCCGATCCCTCGACGTAGCCGATTACGACTGTCTGGTCGAGATGTTGACCGAGAAAACCCCGCCGCCCGCCGCAGAGGACGAGTAACCCGATGGCCGTATCCGGACGCTTCGAGGCCGACTTCGCGAGTTTCGACACGGCCGTGCAGAACTCGATCATTCAGCTGCGCGGCTTCGAAGCCGGGACGGCGAAAGTCGAATCGGCGCTGACGCGGATGACCGACAACTTCAGCGGCCGCAAGATCATCACCGAAGCGACCGAGCTGGCCGAAGTCTTCAAGCGCGTCGGCGGCACCTCGCAGTTGACGGCCGCCGAACTGGCGCGCGTCAGTGCGACGGCGTCCGAGGCCCGCGCCAAATTCCTCGCGCTCGGCCAGGACGTGCCGCCCGGCATTCAAGCGCTCTCGGAGGCGGTCCACCGCGTCGGCACGGCGTCGGGCACGACGGTGCCGCAGGTCAACACCCTGAAGGGCGCACTCACGCAGTTCGACGGGCTGCTCGGGTCGCTCGGCGTCAACATCGGCGGCGGCGTCCGCGGCCTGGGCGAGTTGGGCGAGGCCTCCGGCAAATCGGCGAGTCAGCTCGGCGTGATCGCCACGGCCGGCCTCGTGGTCGGCGCCGGGATCGCCGGGTGGAAGATCGGCCGCGCAGTCTCCGAGTTTTTCGATCTCGACAACATCATCGGGAACGCGACGGCCAAACTGCTCGGCTGGGGCGACGCGGCCTCAGAGGCGGCGGGCTCGAAGGCCGACGCGCTGGCGCGCGCGAGCAAGACGATCGGCTTCGAGGTCCTGAACCTCACGACCGCGATGGAGATCAATGCCGTCTCGCAGGCGAAGTGGCGCGACAACGCGACCATCTCGGCGGACACGGTAGCGCGCTGGCAGGGCGAGATCGCGAAAGTCCGGGCGTCGGGCGACCTGGACTCGCTGACGAAAGATCTCGCGTCGCAAAACTTCTCGCTGCAGGAGCTGGCGGATCGGTATCACCTGACGGTCGAGGCGATCCAGTTCTTCACACGCGAGCAGACCAATGCCGCCAAGGCGGTGACGGACGCGAATGCGATCATCGACGCGAGCAACAAAACCAAACTGCACGCCCTGCAAGAGGAGCTCGCCGCGCACAAGGAAGCCGCGCAGCGCGAAGCGGGGCAGATCGCCGCGACCGCGATCCTCTGGGATGACTACTACAAGACGGTGAACGCGGCCAGTCACGACACGACGCAAGCCCAGATCGACAACGTGTGGCTCGCGGCCGACGCGCAGATCGCCGCGATGGAGAAGGCGAAGACCCTGACCGTCGCGGGCTACGACGCGATCTGGGCGAAGGCGACGCAAACCGCCACCAACATCATCCAGACGCAGCTCGAAGGCACGAAGGGAACCCGGGAATACTACGCGCGGCTCGCGGACCAGGCGAAGATCGCGTACGACTTCGCGCTCGCCCACGCCTCGAGTTTCACGACCCAGCAGACCCGTCTGTTGCACGACGCGTACGTGAACGCGCAGCAGGACTCCGAGCACTGGGCGCAAGCCGCGGCTGCCGACATGGACACGGTCGCGGACAAAGCCGACCAGACCGCGGCCGCGATCGACCACGTGGCGGCCGCCACGCGCCGCGCCATGAGCAGCACCGGCTTCAGCGACGCGGCCGGCAACGAAATGGCCGCGCCGTCCGGCAGCACGGTCCAGCAGATCAAGGACTTTCAGGACAGTGTGCTCACCGCCGCCGTCGCCGTGGGGATGTCCGTCGATCAGATCACGGCGATGTTCCCGAAGTTCAGCGGGACCATGGACCAGTTCGTCGCGCTCGGCGAGGCGGCGATCGCCGGCAATCGTGCGGCCCTGGCCCGCTGGCTGGCGCTGGGCGGGACGGGTCCGTCGACGGTCGTGTCGCCGGGATCCCCCGGCGGCCGCCCCGCATCGGCGCCGGTCACCGTCACCGTCAACATGAGCGGCATCCTCGTCGGCAGCAGTCCGGCGGCGAAGGCGGAGGTCGCGGACTACGTCGGCAAAGTGATCATCGATCAGTTCTACCAGCAGGGCTGGCGGCCGACGCTCGGAGTGCGGCGCTAGATGCCCGACCTCACGGTCACGGCGTGGGAGGACTTCGCCGTCGATGATCACGGCGGCGCCTCGACGGGCCCGGCGTCGCTCCTCGGCACGGCATCCTGTATCGGCACCTCGTCCGAGATCGACGTGACCGCCCTCATCTCGGCGGCCGACCTCGCGACGCTGCCCGACGACGCCATCATCGATTCGATCACCGTCACGGTCACGCACGCCTTCACCATCGGGACCATGCTCGCCGCGGATGTTCAATTCGGCGTCGTGGTCAACACGATCGCGGCCAATGGCAGCGCCAGCGACGTCGATCCCTATGGCACCGGCGACCATGCGGGCACCCACGTCGTGGTCCGCGGCATGCCCGGGATTACGCCGCATACCGTCGCGGGCCTGGCCACCGTCCGCGTGGGCTGGTTCCTGACCGGCACCGGCGGCGCCCTCGCCCAGGCCGACAATACGACCTCGGCCTTCGACGCCACGGTGCAGTATCACGTGCCGCCGTACGTGGTCGTCCCAGCCATCGGCGGCGTGCTCGGCGCGGATCCGGTCACCATCACCGGCGCCAGATTCGACGAGGGCATCACGGGCGTGACGTTCGACGGGACCGCGGCGACCGACGTGGTCGTGGTCAACGACACGACGCTGACCTGCGTCACGCCGGCGCATGCCGTCGGCGTCGTCGATGTCGTCCTGACGCGCACGGACACGACGACCCGGACGCTCGTCGACGGCTTCACCTATCAGCTCGCGTCGTCCACGCCGACGGTGGACGCCGGCCAGGCGCAGATCGCGACGGGCCCGCTGCCGAGCATCGTGACCACCGACGCGGTCGTCACGCGCGGGCAGAACAACGGCACGCTCACCTACGCATGGTCGCAGGTCAGCGGCCCGGCGACGGCGACGATCAGCGCGGCGACGAGTCTCGACACCGACTTGACGTTCGACGCGTTCGTCCCGGGCGTCTACGTGTTTGAACTCGCGGCCACAACGGAAGGCGCGCTCTTCACGGCGACCGGCACCCTCACCGTGATCATGGGCCCGACGGTGCCGCCGCGGGTCACGAGCGGGCGCGTCCAGCAGGTGTGGAGCGACGGCGACACCGTCACGCTCAGTCCGGTCGTCGTCGACGATGGCTGGGGCGGCGATCTCACGTACGCGTGGACGCAGCTCTCCGGGCCCGCCACCGCGACGATCGCGGACGCGGCCAGTCTCGAGACGGACGTCACGTTCCCTGACGTCGACGGCGCGTACGTGTTCGCGATCACGGTCACGCGCGCCGACGATGCCCTGGTCGGGAGCGGCCGCTGGCGCGTGTACGTCCTGGCCGCGGGGACGTCGCCCGACGAAGCGCGCGGCGCGATCACCGTATTCGTCAACGGCGACGCGGTCCCCGGCCTCGCGAATTCCGTGCGCATCAGTGAACAGCTGCACGGCGCCGACACCTGTCAGTTCTCGCAGTATGTCGGGCGCATTGACGACGCGAGCGCGGCGGTCGGGATCGCGGTCTTCAACGAGGTCATGATCACGCGGCACAACGACGTCCTCGACACGGACGTGCGCCTGTTCGCCGGCGTGTGTCTGTCGCGCAGCCTCTCGATCGCGGCGGACCGGCATCTCATGGTGCATCCGTCGCTCGTCGGCTACGCCTGGCATCTCGGGCGCGTCCGCGTCACGCGGACCTACACGAACTGGCCGATCGGGACGATTGCCCTCGACTTGCTCGCGCGCGCGCCCGGCGGCCTGAGCGGGGCCGGCGTCGCGAGTGGGCTGCCGTACGCGACGATCAACTTCGACGACGAGCCGATCGACGCCGCGCTGACGCGCCTGGTGGGGCTCGAGCGCGATCTCCATTGGCGGGTCGACTACTTCAAGACGCTGCACCTGACCTATCTCGAGAACGACGGCGCGGCGCCGCTCGCGTGGTCCCTTGCGCATCCCTCGCTGCACGATCTGACGATCACCGACGACGGCAGCCAGGTCGTGAATCAGGTCCGCGTGTACTACACGACGCCGGTCCCGGAACCGGACGACGTCGTCGAGACCAGCGGCCCGCCGGCGCCGATCATCGGGACGGTCCAGCCCGGCGACACCGAGATCCAGGTCGAGAGTCTCGACGGCTACTCGCCGGCCGGCGGCACGTTCGCGCTGAACGGCAGCCTGATCCACTACAGCGGCACGCGCGCCGATCTCCTCGACTCGGTCTTGCGCGGCGTGTTCCTCGGCTACGTCACGCTCACGCCCCGCCTCGTCGAGGATGGCGAGTTCGATCTCGGCGGCTATACGTACTACTTGACGCTGATGACCGCTGAGGGCGAGACGCCGGCGGTGTACATCAAGGGCGCGGCCGTCGTCACCGACGTCGATCTCCAGAACGCGATGGAACTCGTCGTGCTGAATGTGCGGGCCACGACGCCGGCCGTCCTGCGGCGGCTCACCGGGATCAATGTCTACCGGCAGAGTGCCGAACCGCCGCACGCCGGCGATACCGATGGCGTCTTCCTGGTCGGTAGTCTGGGCGCGCGCGGCGGCACGCTCGTCGACAAGATCAGCAAGGCGCATCTCGCGCCGCTGCAGCTGATTCCGTCCGTCAACACCGCGGACGTACAGGGCTTCTGGCTGGAGGGTGTCACGATCACCAAGCCGATCCCGCGCACGCCGGGCACGCCGATACGGACCTACGTCGAGGTCGAGGACACCGGCGCGCAGGCGGATCTCGCGACGCGCCTCGGCACGGGCGGCTCCGGCGTCATCGCGATGTCCTTCGACGGCGGATCGATCGGCGAGGCCGAGGCGCGGGCGCTGGCGCTGGATCTGCTGCGGGCGTCCACGGCGACGCGCCTGACGACGACCGGCAGCCTCCGCGATGACCGCGCGCATCCGGGGGAGATCCTCTCGCTCAATTTCGCCGCGCCGATCGATGTGCAGACCAATCTGAAGATCCAGCAGGCGACGCTCAGTCTCTTCGACGACCGCCTGCCGCACGCGCACAGCGTGACCGCCGCGATCGAAGTCGTCACCCTCGCGGACCTGCTGAAGGATCGATCATGAGCGGACTCACCAATCTCTGGGGCCGCCAGCCGGTCCTGATCCTCGCCTTCGTGCAGGCGAGTCTCGCGCTGATCATGGGCTTCGGCGTCCATCTGACCGGCGATCAGGTTGCACTGGTGATGGCTTTTTTTGCGGCGCTGCTCGGCGTGCTGGCGCAGACGCAGGTGACGCCGATGGCGACCTTGCCGAATCACATTGCCGCGGCGGTCACGATTGCCAACTTCGCGGCGGTCGCGCCGAAGATTCCAATCGACGTCCCGACGGGAGATGCTCATGGCTGACCGCAATCTGTCGAACACCGGCGACATCCGGCCCGTGCCGGATCCGACGCGGTTGACCACCGAGCAGTTGACCCGCGAGATCGCCGCCTTGCGCGAGAGCGGCGGCGCGGCCCAGCTCGCGCTGCGCGAGATCATCGAGACGCGCCTGGTCGGCAACGACCGCGCCATCCGGCTCCTGCAGGACGCGGCCGACAAGTTTCCCGCCTGGGTCGACGAGAAGATCGTCGCGCTTAAGGACGTGCACGCGCAGCGGTTCGTGGCGCTGAACGATACGTTCGCGGAAAAGTTCGCGTCGATCCAGACGCAGTTCTCCGAACGGGACGTGCGGACCGAGCAGGCCGCCGGCGCCGTGAAGATCGCCGTCGATGCCGCGCTCCAGGCGCAGAAGGAAGCCGTCGGCGAGCAAAACAAATCGAGCGCGCTGGCGATTGCGAAGAGCGAAACCTCGACCACGAAACAGATCGATCAGCTCGCGACGTCGATCCAGCAGATGACCAAAGCCTTCGACGACAAGGTCGTGGACGTGAAGGACCGCCTGACGCGGCTGGAAGGCAAGGGCGAAGTCGTCGACCCGCAGGCGGCGGCGCTGGCGGCGGAGGTGCACAGCAACAGCGCGCGGCTGCAGGCCTTGTCGGGAAAAAGCGAGGGGATCGGCACGAGCTGGGCCGTCCTGCTCGCCGTCGCCAGCCTGGTCGCCTTGTTCTACTTCAACAGTCCGAAGCCCGCGCCGGCGATCGACCCCGCGCTCGCGGTGCTGCTCCAGGAGCTGAAGACGGAGCGGGCCGCGGCCGCTCCGCAAGTGGTCTATGTCCCGGCGCCGATCGGCACGCAGCTCCCGGTCACGCCGCCGTCGACCTCGGTACCTCGGTAACAGGAGTCACAGCATGAAAGTGTCTGGAATCGTTCTCACGCTCGCCCTGTTCTCAGGGGCGTGCGCGTCGTTACCCGCCAAGCAAAAAGCCGTCGTCAGCCTGCAGGCCTCGGAGCTCGCGCTCGAGGGCGCGCACGAGACCGAGCGGAATCTGTGCAGTCCGACCGCCGATAAAACCCAACCGATCACGCACTGCGAGGGCGTCACGGCGGCGACGCTGCAGCTGACCGATGCGCGCCATCAGCAGCTGGCGACTCTGTTCTCGAGGGCGTTCGAGGCCGAGGGGAAGGCCGCGCAAGCGTTGAAGGCCTGGCAGGCCGGAGAGCCGGCGCCGGCGTCGCTCGCGGAGTACCGGAAGGTCATTCAGGACACGCTCGATGCAGTGCTCGCCGGGCTGCCGAATGCCGCGACGCTCATCGCGAAAATCAAAGCCGCGGTGGATTCAGCGGCGCAGACGGCTGCGCTCGTGGGGGTGAAGTAAATGAACAATCTCACATTGGCGCAAGCGATGGCCTGGGTGCAGGCCGGGCAGCTGCTGGTCGCCGCCGGCGTCGCCACGGCGAAAACGATCCGCGCGTGGATCACGGGCAATCACGGCGAACTCTCAGAGGCACAGCTCGACGAGATCTGTGACCTCATCGCCGCCGGCGCGGCGGCGCACAAAGCGATCGCGGACGGCGACGCCGGGCGCTGAGAGGCACTGGGGTGTCCCGGCTCGGCCTGCTCGAGCGCTATGCGATCGGCGCCGTCGTGGGCTGGCTCTTGTGGCTCGTCGCCGCCTGGATCTGGTGGCCGCGGTGACCGTGCTCGATTGTGGCTGTGGGGAAAATTGGAAGCGCGGGTATCACGCGGCGATCGGCACGTTGTTCGCCGGCGCCGCGCTCTACAACGGGCTGGCATTCTGTCGGCGGCCCAGCCTGCGGCTCGCGCTGATGACGGGCCTCTACGTCGTCGGCGTGGCGGGCGAAACCTACGTGTGTTCCCAACATCGGAGTGACCCATGACGACCGAACGCGACGGCGAGTTCACCAGGACGATCACGTTCTTTTTCCAGAAGCACCTCGGCCACGCCCCGTCGGCCGAGCAGCTCGCGGCCTATCTGGTTGCCTGTGAGAACGGGATGACCGGGCCCGAGATCGACGCGCGGTTGGCGGCTGAGCCGGAAGCCAAGGCGTTCGCGGCGAAGCCGGCGATCGCGGCGACCGTTGCGCCGGAACGGCTGCACGTCGAGGGGGTGGGGTTCGTCACCGAGTCGGGCGCCCCGTGGACGATGGCGTTCATCAGTGGCTTCCGCGATCTCGATCGCTTCATGGACGGCGAGGACATCGAACCGCTGCTCACCGAGACGGTCGCGTTGGGCGGCAACGGCCGGCGCGTGTTCGGCGCCTACGACTTTGGCTCACCACAGGTGCAGCGGCTGTATCCACGCGAGCACGCAGCGTATTACGAGCGGCTGCCGGAGTTCTGCGCGCTGTACGCCAAGCACGGACTCTGGCTGGAATTCGTGGCGTTCGCGGACACCGCGCGATCGGTACCGGGGCAGCCTGCCCAGGTGTTGCACTGGGTGACCGTGTGTGACGCGCTCCGCGGCTGTCCGAACGTGCTCCTCGAGCGCGTCAACGAAAACGATCAGCACGACAATCGCGTCGACGCGGCGCTCGCGAAACCCGACGGCCTCTGTAGTTCGTTCGGGTCGAACGGCGGCGGACAGGATCCGCCTGGCCCGTACTGGGATTACAGCTGCCTGCACAGCGAACGGCGCGGCGACTTCGCGTTGTCGACGACGACGGTTAACTTTGCGATCAAGGGCTGGTCCGAAGGGACGAAGTCGTTCATCGGGACGCGCCGGGCGACCGTCGTCAACGAGCCGCCCGGGATCGCCGACGCGAACGTGCCCGGCCGCCGGACCAACAATCCGCGCATTTGCTATCAGATGGGCGTCGGCTGCAGCACGTGGGGCGCCGGCGGGACGGCCCACTCAGACTGCGGCGTGCAATCGGTGCTGCACACACCGATTCAGGCCGAGTGCGTGCGGCAGTTCCTCGCGGGGGTGAAGGCCGTCCGATGAATTGGAAACTCATCGCGTTTGTCGTGGCGTTCGGGGCGGCGTGGGTCTTCTGGGATTGGATCGACAGCCTCGGCCGATGACAGGGCAGTTCAGTACTGCCGTGGCACACGAATGCCGCCGAGCGAGCCGGACGGACGCGGCGTCGGGATCATTCGCGGTGTGGCAGTCTGACGCGCCGCTGGGATCGACGGTCGCACGTGCGCCCGACTCGCGCTCCGGCTCAAGCCGCGCCCTACGGGATACCCGTAGCCGTAGCCGAGTCCGTAGCCATACCCGCCGTAATACGCTGGCCCCACGGTTTCGAAGTAGGCGCCGCCGGGCGCGACATGCGATGGACTGAACGGCGCGAACGCGCCGAACGGGCCATCGGTCACCTGGGAGTCGAGGATCACGACCTGCGGACCCCACGCGTCCACGGGCAATCGGAACTGGTGCGTCTGCAGGCCGGCGAGCTGCTCGGCCGTCACCGAAGGGCGATTCGGTGACAAAGGTCGCCCGACGTCCGCATTTGTATACAGGCGCGATTGCGCGCCGGCCGACGTCGCGAGGAGCAGACCGACGAGAACCGTGATCGGCTTCACCATGATTGGGAACCTCTGCTGCAGTTACCGATCCAACGTGCGCAGTGCGTGCGTGAGTCCGGCGGCGAACAGCTCGCCGCCGTCGAGTTCGGCATCGACCTCCTCAACCTTGGCGATGTCGGCGGCGCCGCGGGCGTTCCACACCTGACGGAGCTGGTCAGCGATGGCGCGTGTCGAGGCGACGGGCCGGTCGCTGCCGCCGGCCTTTTCAATCGCGCGCAGCAAGCTGGTGGCGATGTGATCGAAGTCGGGGGTCTCAGGCATCAGTAATCCAACATCTGGAGCGCGCGCTCGAATGCGAAACCGGCATCGCGGAGATGTGCGATATCGGCGGCGCCGCGGGCGTTCCAGATCTGCCGGAGCTGCTCGACGATGACGCTGTGCTCCGCGATCAAGCCTTTCTTGCGAACCTCGTAGACGCGCGCTAAGCAGACATCGGCAATCCGATCGAGATCGGGGGTTTCAACCACGTCAGTGCGGCCGTGATGACTCGGCGAGCGTGTGATCGAGCGTGTCAGGTTCATCCCCGGCGAGGCGGGTAATCAGCGCCGCCAGGCGTCGCATCTCGAGCGCTACCGACGCCGCGACCTCCGGGTCTTTGCGGCACTTCACGAGCGCGGTCAGCAGCACGTTCGCCAGCGCCGAACAGCCCTGCTCGGAGTTGCAGCGTTCCCGTTCGAGCGTGCGCGTGAGCGCCTGTTCAATCTCGGTGACGCGCGTGTGGATCACTTCTTGTCCTTCGCAGCTTTCTTCTTCGCCGTGGCCTTCTTCGTCCGGGCAGCCAGGGCCCGGATCCCGTCGAGAGCGAGTGCGTCCGGCTGCCGGGAGCCCTGCTCCCAAGTCTCCACCGTGCGGCCGGAGCGGTGCCAGCGGGCGCCAAAGGTCGCCGTGTTCTCCCCGAGCGCGGTCCGGAGGGCGCGGACTTCCTCAGCGATCGTCATGGGTGGACAGGTTACGACATTGCGGTATGTCGTGTCAATTCGGGCCCTTGACAGGTCTATACTACAATGCAGTATACTTCCTTCATGACCACCAAGCAGAACACGCGCGTCGACGTCGAGGCCACCGGGCTCATCCGGGCCTGTGCGTATTGCTGCTCCAAGCCGCAGTTGGTCGCCCTGAACCGGGCGTATCCCGGGACGGTCAGCCATGGCATCTGCCCACCGTGCGCGGCGATTCAGAGCGCGCTCTTGGATGCCATGGAGGCCGCGTGATCCACCTCCTGCATCTCCACTGGTGGGCGACCAACCTGGACCAGACGCTCAACTTCGAAACCCCGTGTTTGCGTGGGCTGCACATGGTGCGGCTCGCCGGCGAGCCGGTCACGCTCCGCCCGGAAGATCTGGAATCAGGACCGACCGGGAGCAGACCGTAAACGGAAGTGGCGAAAGGTGACGATTCCTGCAGGTAGATGACGGTGAGCTCAGGACCGCGATCGCGTCGTACCCGAGGGAAAGGTTGGTGGACGGCAGGAGGATCGAACTCCTGACCTCGGCGTTGCGAACGCCGCGTTGCTACGCGCGTTTGCGGCGTGTTTTCGCGCGCGGTTTCGCGATCGCGAGCCGGCCGGGAGTGGCGGTCGCCGTCTGCGGCGAGCCGACACTCTCCACCGCGGCTCGCATCTCGGCGGTGATCGTTTCCTGATACAGGCCGATGAGGACCGTCGGGTCCTTCCAGTTGCCGATGCGCTGCGCAGTGGCGATCGCTTTGTCGCCGCCGGCGCGAATCATCCGCGTCGCGCCCGTGCGCCGCGTGCCCCAGTGGAACGTCACGCCGAATGTTGCGCGGCCGTAGTCCACGTGGGCACGCTGACAGGCCCGCTTGAGTGCGTGCGCGATCGCGCCGCGACGGTCACGCTCGGTCCGCGCCACCCGCCGCTTCGGGAAGTACCACTCCGGCTTGCGTGCATCGACAGGTACCGCATCGAGTGCCAAGCGCAAGCGCGTCGAGACGGGGACGGTGTGGGACAGGCCGTTCTTGGTGTCGACGATATCCAGGTGCGTGCCGTGATCGTCACGCCGGCGCAAGTTCAGGATGTCCTTCAACCGGGTCAGCGTATCGAGGCCGACCAGGAGGATGGCGCGGAGGTCAGCCGGCAGCTCCTGAAGAATGCGCCTCTCTTCCTCGGCGCTCATCGTGCGGCGGATCGGATCGACGACTTCGAGGTCGGGCAGATCCTCGAGCGGTGATTCGTCGAAATACTTCGGCACTGCGGCCGCCAGGATCTGCTGCAGGAGATCGACCTCCCGATTGACGGTGCGCGCGGTCGGCGGGGGGAACGTCCGCGGTTTGCCCTTCGGGCCACCGAAGTGCTCGACCGTCGTGCCGGTCATTCGGCGTACGGTGCGCCACGCGATCACTGTCGCTGGATCGATCGCGTCGATCGCGAGCGCGCCGAAAGCCTGCACCAGACGGCGCAGGATATCGCGCTCGCGCTCGTGCCCCTTGTGATGGGCGATGACATTCGTGTCGTACCACTTCGCGAACACGGCGAAGGTCGGCGCCTTCGGGAGACCTTGGGGCAAGCGATGGATGCGCGCGGCGATCTCGTTCATCCGCCGGTGATACAGATCGTTTGCGAGCTGGCGACTGTCGTGCCGCTGCGCGGTGGTCGTGCCGATGCGGATGTCGGTTTTCTCTCGCTCCTGCCCAGGCGGCGCCGTCTCGAGCCAGAGCCAGTACCACGGAGAATCCGGACGCGTGAAGACGCCCATCGCTCAACGACTCGTCAGGTCGAGATGGTCGAGGCCCCAGTGCGTGTCGCGGACCCGGTGCACGGCACAGTCGTAGTTGTTCCGGATCAGCGCGCCGAAGCTGTTCTGGGAATCGACGTAGGCGAGGACGCGGACCTTGTCGTCGGCGGTGACGGTCACGGCCGCGTCGGCCGGCGCCGCAAACTTCGCCGACGCCGGCGCCTTCAGGCGGTCGCGCACGAATTGGGTGCAGACGTCGAACGCGCTCGCGGCAGGTGTCGCCTCCGGCGACGTCTTCTGGTCCGCCTCGGCGCCGAGTTTCTGGATGAACTCGTCGTCGGTCAGGGCCTTCGGCGGGGGAGCCGCCGGCCGGCCGCATGCACTCCCGGCGAGGCAAAGCACCACCAGGAGCGGGCCGGCAACGCGCCGAACTTCATCTTGATGGATTGAACGCAATCGTTTCCTTACGTTCGGCGGGTTGACTTTCCGCGTTCCGAAAACATTCGAAGACACCGGGCTTACCGCTTCCGACGCCGTGGCTTCTTCGCCGTCGAGACTTCATCCAGGAACCCGCGCAACAGCTCTTTGCCACGCGCGGAGATCTCCGGGAATTCTTTCGAGGCGTCCGCGGTGAGCGCCGGCTGCGCGCTCTCGCCGTACATCTCCTCAATCAGCACGGCGATTTCTGATTTGCCGGCGGCGCGCAGCACCTGTGACGGCGAGATGTTGGCGACCTTCGCCACGCGCAGGCAATTGAGGACGCTGAGAGCGCCGCTGTCACCTTTCAGCACTTTGGCCAGCCTTGAATCGGTGATTTCGATGGCCTTGGCCAAAGCAGTCTGCGTGCCATACCGATCGACGAGTCGTTTCAGCAGGGTCTGGAGGTCCGTGGGGGGCACCGCGCATCGTGGCTGACGGCGCGTCCTGTCCTCAAGGACAGAAAATCTAGTTTGTTCTTGACGGACGGCTATGCGTACCATTAGTGTCCTTCCAGACGGACTGACCATCTGGCTGAAAGGACACACGGTGCTCACCGAATTCGTCGCACTCCGGAGCCTGCGACTCGATCGCGGCTGGACCTACCGCAAGCTGAACGAGGAAATCAACAAAGTCAGTCCCGCGCACATTTCGCTCAGTAGCCTGCACGTGCTCCTGAACGATCCGAAGGCGACGCCGAACGAACTGACGCTCGATGGCGTGCGTCGATTCCTCAGCAAAACGCGGGCGCGGGCGCGGCGGCAAGAACGCGGCGCCGCATGACCAGCAAGAGCCCGTACCTGACGGCCGCCGAAGCCATCGACTACCTGCGACTCGGATCGCCATCGGCGCTCTACCGTCTGGTCCGGGAGCACCGGCTGCCGTGCTGCCGCCGCGGGCGGCTCTATCTCTTCGACACGCGCGACCTCGACGCGTGGGTGCACGGTCATGACTCCGCGCTCGAGTGGGCGCGGACGCTCCAGAAGCGCGCGTCGTGAGCGTACAAAAGCCCCTCCCGCCGATGGAGATCAAGCGTCTTGACGCGCCTGAACCGACTGGCTATGGCGGTCAACGGCAGTCAATCGCAATGACCATGATTGTGAAAGACGCGTTGCTGAGGCACTACGGGAGCTTCAAAGCGGCGGCGTACTACATGGGGCAAATGGACCAGGGGCAGCTCTGTCGCGATCTCGACAGCGGGAAATTCAAGTTTGAGCGGTTGGAGTTGTGCGACCTGGCGGCGAAGGCCGCGGTCGTGCGCGCGCTGGCGGAAGCCTTCGGCAACAGCGATCCGAAAGCGCGGCGCCGCGCGGCGATCCGGAACCTGCGACGCGCGGTCGAAGAGCTCGACGAGGCGGAGGACGTCGCCTGACCTGGCCGCTCCTGATCGTCGTGGGCGGCATCGTCGTAGCGCTCGCGGCCGTCGTCGGCATCGCGGTGGTGTTAAGCAGGAAGCCGAACTAAGGAACTCAGGGCTGTGGGGGGACTTGAGAGAGCAGGGACCGCGGTAGCGTCCGGGTCATGGAATCACCAAGGCGGCCCCTGAGCGAACACGGCGAACGGACTGTAAAGGGCAGTCCAGGCCATGCGCACCAGAAGTGTACCACCCTCGGGTTTGCTCACCACCGGGGACCTGGCGCGGCTGTTCGAGCGGACGCCCCGCGGCGCGCGCTACATCGCGGAGGCGGCGCAGCTCGCATGTGAACGGCTGCGGAACGGGCATCTGTTGTATCGCCCCTTCGACGTGGCGCGCGTGGCGCAGCAACGCATGGAGGCGCGGCTGAAACGCGTCACGAACCTACGGCCCAAGATGTTGTGGGTGCGCGGCGAACCACGCCAGATGTCGTTGTGGGGTAAATCCGCCACACGTGCCGATGGGGAAGCACGTCGCGCGCGATCGGCGCGGAAGCGGGATGGGTCAGATAACACGCGCAATGTTAACAAATAGATTCCCTGAAGCCCGTCGGATGTCTGATGGGCGGCACGTCTGGCACGCGGCCAATTCCGGCAGCGTCGATCAGTCACGCCGCTGACAATCAGCACGAAAGGATGACCGAACATGGACCGTAAAAACCCGCTTGAGCCCGCTCTGAACGCGTGTGAGTCCCTCCGGAAGGAACTGAAGCGCGTCGGCAAGGTTGGCGGGAACCTCAACGAGAAGGTAGTGGGATATGTGAACACCATCGAAGCGACATTGCTCCAGGTGGTGCCGCTCGGCGACATGATGCGCGTACTCAATCAACAAACGGAAGTCGCGGTCAACACCTTCCGGTCGCTGGATCGCATGGCGTTGGTCGCGGCGCCGCCGTCGGACGCGAGCGGCGACGACGGCAGCTCCGACACGAAGGGGATGTAAACCAGACGGGCTTCAGGGAGTCAATATGGCTAAACACATCCCACTCGCGGAGATTGTCGACAATCCGTTTCAGCCACGGACGAAATTCGACCAGGACGCGCTGCGATCGCTGGCGGATGAAATGAAAGCGGAAGGGTTCTGGGGCGGGACACTGCAGGGGCGCAGGAAGAACGGCCGCGTCGAACTGGTGTACGGGCATCGGCGGCTACGGGCCTTGCGCCTCCTGAGAGAGCCATCAGTGCCCATCGAACTGGTTGATCTGACCGATGCGCAGATGGCGATGCGCAGCCTCGAAGAGAACTTGCAACGGGAAGGATTGACCGATTTAGAGAAGGCAGACGCCATCAAACGAGCCGTGGAGATCACGAAAACGGAACTTCGGGAGGCAGGAAAGAGCGAGGCACATGCCATCACGACGATTGCTGACCGGCTTGGACTGGCCCGTGAATGGGTCAGCACCTTGTGCAAAATTTCCGTATCCATGGATAACAAAAATCGGCCGCATATCGAGGCCGGTCATCTCACCGCGAAGACGGCACTGGCAGCTAAGGATTGGGGCGGCGATGCCTACGTGCGGACCCTCGCGAAGCAGGGGAAGCAAGCGAAGAACGAAGGCTCAGTATCGAAGCCGACCCATATGACCGTAGCGGCGCTGAAGAAAGTCGTCACGCTGGCGCCCGAACCCGTGCAGGAAAAACTCAAAGCGGAAATCATCGCGGGCGACATCAGCACGCCGCAAGAGGCAGAGCAGCGAGCGCGGCGGTTGGCCGCGTCCCACACGCGACGGCAGAAGGAACCCCCGCCGGACCTGAAGGATGTCCTCGTCCGCTGGACCCATCAGGTCAAAGACTGGGAACAGCAGATGCGCGACGTGCAGCCGTACATGGATTACGTGGACGATGAAGCTCCGGCGATCGGGGAGCGGTTCCGAACGGAACTCCGAAAGCTGATCGACACCGCGAAGAAGTTGTTGTAACCATGGCGCACGACAATCCCGTCGATCAGGTGGAGCAGCTCGTCGCCGACGCACGGCGGGCCTTCGCGCGGGATGTCGATGAACTCCTGACGGTCTTCAGTGCGGCCAACGGCAACACCACCATCAGTCGCGAAGATTGGCGCACCTTCCGGCGAATCCTCCTGGAGAAATTCGATCAGCGGTTGCCGCTCAAGAGTCACGCCGATCCAGTGCTGGTGACCTTGGTCCGGGACGCACTCGAGATCCTCAGCGACGACGACTGTAAACTCGATCGCTTGGAGTGGCGGAAGTCTGCGCGCAAAATCCTGCAGGGCGAGCTGCCGCCGGCGCCGATGGATCCGAGGGACTGACGATGGTGCATCACGTGAAGGACGTCGACGCGGACGAACCCGACGACGACGAGAACAATACCGACGGGCTCGATGACGGCGGTCTCGAGGAAGAAGACACCGACAGCGAGCAGCCGCGCGAGGAAGACGGGGATCTTGATTTTGAGTAACTGACCGGGAGGTGAGCGATCCGTGTCGGACAAACACGGATCGCTCGAGTGACCGATCGACAACGGAGGAGTAGTCCGATGCGACCGCGAGAACATCAGGATCCTACTAAAAACAATTTCGCGAGAGTAGAGGGCGCGCGGCGATTTTCTACTCTCCTGACAACTTTATTTTGCGTCGTAATTTGCTGCGCTGATCGCGTCGTCGCCTTTCGCTGCGCTCGCTAAGTCGATCGGCGATGACCTACAAGCCGTCGATCGCGGAACGGATTGCGTGGAGTAGCGGCACGCTCTCGTCGGCGGAGATCAAAGTCCTCGTCGCGTTGTGGTCGGCCGGCGATTATGAAACGGGGCGACGGTGTCATCCGAAAGTGTCGACCGTCGTAGCACGATCGGGCCTCTCACGCGCGACGGTCACGCGCACGCTCGCGCGTCTCCGGGATCCGCAGCGCCCGGGCGGACCACGCATCGCCGTCACATTCCGCGGCCATCGCCGCTCAACCAGCTACGACATCGTCCTCGACGGCCTCGCGACGCACGCGCCGAAGGAGCAGCAGATGGCGATCGACACCGTGATTCCCGTCGAGACGGTTGAGGCTCACAATGAGCCTCAACGAGAGTTTGGTGCTCAAAATGAGCCGCAAGACCTCGCGTTTGAGGCTCAAAATGAGCCTCCTACCTCTGATCCGGATCTGTACCTAGAGAACACACACACTACGCGCGCGCGAGAGGACGCGCAACCCGAGCTGCAGCCGCTCGTCGGCGCCGTGCCGCCGGCGAAGTGTGCCCATCCGCACGCGCACGCCTGGTGCCACGGCCGCGTCCATGTGCCGCGGGATCTCCACTTCGAATTTCTCGATCAGCTTGGCACCCGGCCAGGGGAGTCGCCGACGCAGAAAGCCGGCCGCCTGGTCGCGTTCTACGCCGACGAGATGGCCCGGCTGCCGGCGGACGCGAACGTGCCCGATCGCTACGCGTTCTGGAAAACCGCGTTCAAGTTGTGGGTCGGCTCGCCCGCCGGGGCGCAGCGGTCACAGCCACCGCGGGACGAATTCACGAACCGCGAGCTCGAGCAGGCCAGGCACCTCCGGGAGCATGTCTACAACGGCTGCCCGCATCAGCCTCGCTGCACAGAGGGATACGCCGCGTGTGTGCGCGCGATCGCGGCGCACCTGAAATACGGACGTCAGGAGCAGACTGGATGAGTGGCCTGAGTAATCTCGTCGGCCGTGGCATTACGGACTACAGCGACCGTGTCCCCGGCGAAACGCGCAATCACGATCACGCGTGCTCCTTCGACGTCACGGACGGCTTCGTCGGCATCACGCAATACGACACCGCGGATCCGACGCGCGTCACCGATCGCGTGCTCCTGTCGCCGGCCCAGTTTCGCGCGCTGCTCGACTTTCTCGACACGGCGCGTCGGCATCGCCGGACGGTGCGCTGACGGGCCGTCACATATGTTGACCGCCAAGGTCCCGCTGCGCTACGGCCTGGTCGCCGAGATCATCGCGAGTGACGACGATCGCCCGGCGCCGGCGACCGCACCGCCGCGGCCGCCAGCAGCGCATCATCCGCAGTGTCCGTGTCACGTATGCAATCCGCCACCGGGGAGACAGGCGTGAAAACCACACCGATCCAGCAAACGATCACGTTGCTCGAGCAGGAGATTGGCGATCTCGACCAGCGACGCCTCGAGCTCGCCCGTGTGATCGAGTCACTGCGGCCGCTCGCCGGCGAGCTACGACAGCTGCGCGGTCGCGTCTCGCGTGTCGTGGTGGAGGTCCCGCGACGATCGAAGCAGGCAAAGAAACGAACGAACGAACGAACGAACGAGCAAAGCGCGGGCCAACACCAACACGGAGCCTCCCTAGCATGACGAGGAAAGGCGAGGCGATCCTCACCGCGCTGCGCGCGAAGAGTCCGCAGAGTCCGGGCGCGCTGGCGAAGGCCTTGAAGCTCGGCTCAGTCTCGACGCTGGCGTATCAGATGAAGCCGCTGCTCAAGAGCGGCGCGGTCATCGCTAGCGGTGTCACGGCCAGTCGGCAGTTCAGTCTGCCGCCGCGTTCGGCGAAGGAGGCGCCCTGACGTGCCAGTCGGGAGGGCGATGTGTGCGCAGTGCGGGATCAAAGTGCCGCAGTATCGCGGGCTCTGTCGGGCCTGTGGGCGGGCGGCCGGGATCTACACCAAGACCACGTTCGAAGCCGAGCGCGAACGTGTCGCGCGGCACACCCCGTCACCGCCAGCAGCGCCGGTCGTGACGAGGCCGACGCCAGCGGTACGCGTGGATGCCGGCGACGAACTCGAGGTCGTCTGGAGCGGCAAGGACAGTCTCTCGAGTCTGGTTCGCACCGACGACGAGTTACTGGAGGAGTTCAAACGGTCATGACCTACAGGCTCGTCACGACAACGGCGGCCGGCATCGTGTATCCCGGCATCGAGTGTCTTATCTGCGGGCGCACGAGTTGGAACCGCCATGACATCGAGTTCCGGTACTGCGGGGCCTGCCACCGGTTTCATGACGATCCGCTTCCACGTGGAACGTCTCAGACATCCGACGAGAAGTCTCAGACATGACCGCCGGCCCAGACTATTCGACCTGGCTGACCAAACAGGAGGCCGCCGACCGGATCGGCGTGACGACCAAAACGGTCGAGCGCTTCGTCCAAGCCGGCCAGATCCAGCAGGCTCGCTGGCAGCGCGACGGACGCGGGCCGCTCCTGGCCGTGTATTTCCCTGACGACGTCGATCGGATCGCACGGGAGCGGCAGCCAGGGCCGTTGCCGCCGTTTCTGGTACCCAAGTCGGCAGAAGTACCGACCAACGGCAACGGGTCCGGCTCCGATGCGCTCGTGCACATCGAATCCACACCGGATCCAAGTGGGATTCAACTTGGCCGCGGCGACGACCTGCTGCACGCGTTGACCCTGCTCATGACCAAGGTCATGTCTGAGACGTCTCAGACATCGGCGCTCTTCCTCACCCTTCAAGAGGCAAGTGTAGCCAGCGGGCTTACTCAGGCTTATCTTCGGCGCGCGTGTGAGTCCGGCACGCTCAAGGCCATCAAGGATCGCGGCTGGCGGATTCGACGGAAGGATCTGGAGGCGCTCTGACGTGGCCCACCGTCCAAAGACGACGATCCCGAAGACGCCGGCGTCGGCCGACGTCTGGAAGCTGAAGCTCCTGGTGGAAGATCACGGCGCGCGCGTGACCGGCGAGCGCTTTCGCGTGCAGCTCGCCCCGGCGGTGGACCGTCCGCGCGAGCCGCACGTCTGCATCGGGTCGGGCGCGACGCGCGCGGCCGCCCTGATCGACGCCGAGACGGAACTGCGCGGCGCGTTGACGCTCCTCAAGGACGCGGAGGCGGGCTGATGGCCGAGAGTCGTCGCGTCCCGTCCCGCGCCCCGAACCGCGCCGTCACCTTGCTTCGCTTCGTGCAGCAGACGATCCAAAACATCCGCGGGCAGGTGCTGCAGGGGAACCACTCCGCCGAGTACATACGCGGGTGGAACGATGCGTGTGGCGCGTGTCGAGAAGCCTTCCAGGATCCGACGGACCTGGAGGACACGCTGCAGCAGCCGAACCCGGCCAACGTCAGCTGGGGCGACAAGCGGGAGAAATCGGACTGAGCGATGCAGGTTCCGGAAAAGCGGCTGTGCGATCTCTGCAAGGGCGAGCTGACCGGCGTCTACATCGTGCTGACCTATCCGCTCGACGAGTCCGATCGCGCGCGCGTGCGGGCGCAGCTTCCACCCGCCCAGCACCCGTTAACGCTGCTCGGTCTCGCGTTCGACGCGACGCCGCATAGCTGGCGCTTCGATTTCTGCCGCGGCTGTGTCGACGGCTTGATCCCGATGCTCGGCGATCTGAAAACGTCGGCGATCAAGAACTGGCTGGACGAGCGCCAACGGCGCGCCAACGCGCCCGTCGAATCGGATAGCGACCTTTAGAACCCCGACTCCACATCCGAAGGCGCGAGCCTGACATCTTCCGCTCGGGGCCCTTTGGGACCCGACGAGGGCAGGAAGGTCACGGCGGTGCCTTCGCTGACGTCGGCGAATTCGAAGGCCGCGGCGGTGTGATGAAAGAAGTACTCGGCGCCCTGGCCGTCGGCAATAAACCCGAAGCCTTTGTGGAGGACGAGCCGTTGGATGACGCCGTGGCGGATCGGGGATCGGTCGATTGGTGGGTGTGCCAATTGCGGCGTCCTTTCAGCCTCGCACGAGATAGAGAAGATCGTCGCGCCAGTCGGCCCACCGGTACCGCCGGCGATGGCGGACAATCTGCCAGCGCGTACGGAGCGAAAAGTCATAGCTGTGGCGCCGCGCCCGCCCGATCGCGAGGTTGGTCGCGATGGTACGTTTCCATTCCTCGGACATGGGGATCCGCTTCACCTTGATCGCGCGACTACCCATTGAGGCCGATTCCGTCGCCGTGATGCCGCGCTGATCTGTTTCAATCGCCGCGCCTTCCGTTTGTACATCCACAACGTCGTCCGGCTGTGCCACTTGCCGTGCCCGAATCCGCTGGGCTTGTGCGCCATGTGCGATTTGCTGCGAAGCCGACGAGCCTTCCCGCGTTTGATGATGACGAAGGCGCGACGCGCCATCAGGCACCCTCGCTGATCGGACTGTCGGAATGGAGCGGAATCTTCTTGCCCGTCGCGGCTTCCGCCGTCTCGTACAACTGATGACACCCCGCACAGTGCCGCCACCGCACATAGCGCAAGCCGTCCGGATCCGGCCGCGAGTCGACGACCCGCGAGCGCCAGACATTACAAAACGGGCAGCGGAATTTGTCTGTCGTCAGACAATTTCCAGCGTAAACCAAGTCTTTTTCAAATAGTTCTACATGTAGAACATCCCACTCTGGGATGGGTATCTGATGGCAAGACAGGCCCGGTCGTCTGGCGCCTGTTCACCCTCGACAACTAAGGGGATCCCGCTATGCGGAGACGTCGCCGGCGGCCTCGACGGCTCTGTGTGGATGGTATTCGTGTGACCGTGATCGAGCTGTACATCACGCCGGACCCGTGGAGCTGGATCGAGTGATTCCCTACAGCGATCCGGACACCGGCCTCCGCGGGTGGCGGGAGCCCGTGACGCCGGCAAGGCGCCGTCGCACGCGCACGGCTTGGCTCGTCTATGTCCTGGTGCTCGTGTTCCTGGCTTTTCTCGGCGGGCTCCTCTGCGGCGCGCAGCTGCACGCGTCCGACTGCGTCCGGCTCCAGGTCCGGCCCCAGCTCCTGCTGCGCACCGGCCACGTCGACGTCGAAGCGCACGTCGCGCGACACGCCGATCACCGGGCGCTGGTCATCATCTGGAATTCGGATGTCGGCGCGGCCGGGAGTCGATCGTTCGATCTCGAGGGCACCGATCGGGACGCGGTGCTCGTGTGGTGGCAGAACCGCGATCAGCCGGCCGGCCACTACGTCTTCGACGCCCGCGTGACGGACGCCGGCGGCCGCACGCTCGGCTCCAGCCGTGCGGAGATTCGTTCGGCGGAGGTCGCGCCATGACGGCGTACCGCGCGGAGATCGTCGCGGCATCGACCAAACACGCGCTGAAGCCGGATCTCGTCGAAGCGCTGGTCCTCATCGAATCCTCCGGCCGCACGCACGCGTATCGCTATGAGCCGCAGTTCTGGACGAAGTACATGCTCGGCAAGCCGGCCTGGGCAGGCACGAATCCGGCGCGCGTGTCGGCGAGCTACGGCCTGATGCAGATCATGTATCCGGTGGCCGTCGAAGTCGGCTTCACCGGATCCGATCCCGAGTACTTGTTCGTGCCGTCCATCGGGCTGGAGTTCGGCTGCCGCCAACTCGCGCAGCTGCTCGCCTGGGCGCAAGGCGACGCCAACCAGGCGCTGTGTGCCTACAACGGCGGCCGTGGCGGCAACGGGGTGCACCCGTTTCGCAATCAGCCGTATGCCGATCGCGTGCTCGCGGCGCTCGCGACGGTGCAGGCCGCCCGATGATCGCGCTGCTGCTCACCTTCGCGACGCTCTTCACGCCGGCGCGCGTCCTGAACGAGCCGAACGTGCTGCTCATCGGCAACTTTCTCAGCTGTCCGGATAACGACGACTCGAGCTATGGCGAACGGATCTTTCCCTACGTCGTGCGCGGCACCACGTTGTTCGCTCTCCACTTGGGCCCCGCCGACGAGCTCGCGCTGTTCGCCGGGCCCGAAGCTGACATCCATGAAGACCACAACACGCGCGCGAACCTGCTCTTTCCGGCGTATCACGTCGGCCTTGAGAACCGGCGACTCTGGTCCATCGCGAGTCTGCATGTCTCGGTCGCCGTGGTCCGCGGCGGCGGATCGGATCCGGCGTGTGAGTCGTTCTTCGTGACGCTGACCTCGCATCCCGTCACGTTGGCGGTGCGATGACGCCGGCCGTTCCGGATCCGCGCGGCGTGCGCCTGTTCGTCATTCTGACGGCCGCCGAAGCGCGCGCGCTGCTGCACCTCACACCGGACCCGAACGCTGACGCGCTGCGCGCCCTGGCGAAGATCCGGACCGCGCTCGAGGGCGCGCCGTGACGCGGTGAATCGACAACTCGGCTTCGGGTGGGGAAGGGGCAGACGTGTGATCAAGACAACGGTAGCGGGCGAGGCGTTGACGCGCGCGCTCGAGAAGCAGCAGCGGTGGGTCGATGCGCATCCGCTTCCGCCGAACCGCGAGATCGTGGAAGGCGAACCCTGCTGTGCCCGGTGCGGCAGCGGGCGGTCGACGCACGAGAACGGCACGCGCAATCACCGCTTTCAGTTGCGTATGGCGAAGGCCCGCCTGCGATCGGAGCTGCGCTGAATGGCGACGGCCGCCGGCCAGGTCCTCATCTACACCCTCACCTGTGGGGCGTGTGCGCATCAGACCTCGTCGCTCGATGTCGATCGGACGGCGGCGATGATGCTGGCCCACTTGCGCTATGCGCACAGCGAGACGCTCTGAATGGCGATGGCCCCGCCGCGCCCCTGCACCTATCCGAAGTGCCCGAACCTCAATTGCCAGGCCCACACCGTCGAGGCCTGGCGCACGCGCGATCGTCCGACGGTCCCGCGCATTCGTGGCCGCGAGCTGCAGCGGCGACGCGCGCAGTTGTTCGCCAGACACCCGTGGTGTGTGGAATGCGCGAAGCATGGGAAACAGACGCGCGCGACGATCCGCGATCACATCGTGCCCCTCGCCGAGTGCGGCACCGAAGACGACGCGAACTGCCAAGCGTTGTGTCTCGACTGCTCTGATGCGAAGACCGAAGCCGAGTCGCGCCGCGGCATTCAACGATCGAACCTCACGCCGCGGTTCCGCAAGAGCAGCACGCCGCGCGATCAGTTAGGACAGTTCCGACTGCGACGTCCGCGATGAATCTGCTTGACATCACCGTCGAACGCGCGACGAGGACCCGGGGGGGTAGTCGAATGTTGGTTCCCCTGGCCGCCGGGAAACCGCGTCGGGGTTTCCCGCGCGCGCTGTCAGCAAATGAATTTCGCATTTTAGGAGCGTTTTAGGTGCCCGGCACCTCGAGCTCCGGCGGTCGCAACAAGAAATCGCACCGCGCGCACGCACTCGCCGGCACGGGTCGGAAAGATCGCGGGACGAAGAAGACGCCGACGTCGGCCGACGCGCCGGATCCGCCCGTGGGCCGCCCGCCGATCCCGATCGGACTGATTGGCCCCGCGCTGGCGGAGTGGACGCGCATGGTCGGGCGCCTCGAGGCGGCGAAGACGCTCTCGATCGTCGACGACGCGGCGCTCTTTCAGTACTGCTGCCTGTTCGCGGAAACGGAAGGTATTCGCGATGCGCGACTGGCGAACGCCCGGCTGGTGAAGAAGCTGCTGGTCGCGATCGAACGCCTCCGCGGCGACGCGATGGTCGACGCGATCGCGCAAATCGTTCAGCTCAAGAAGCTCGAGGTCAAGTCGACCGCGCAACTCCGGCAAGGGCACATGGCTGTGCGGCAGTACCTCGTCGAACTCGGGATGACGCCGGCGGCGCGATCGCGCGTGAAAGTGCCGGACAACACACCGGTGGAGGCGGATCCGTTCGCCGAGTTCGACACCCCGCCGGGGCTGAAGCACTGACCCGCAACGCGGTCGACGCGTACGCGCATGCCGTCGGCGCCGGCCGCGTCCCGGCGGGGAAGTATCACCGGCTGTCGTGCGCACGCCATCTGCGCGATCGCGCGCGCGAGAGCACCACGGCCTTTCCGTACCGGTTCGATCTCGCGAAGGCGGAACGCTACTTTCGCTTCGCCGGCAAATTGAAACATTACAAGGGCGAGTGGGCCGGGCAGTTCATCGTCCTGCAGCCGCATCAACAGTTCCGCCGCGGCTCGCTCGCCGGCTGGGTGCACGTCGAGACCGGGTTCCGACGCTTCCGCACGTCGTACGAAGAGGTCCCGCGCAAGAACGGCAAAACCCTCGAGCTCTCGATCGGCGCCCTCTACTTCACGTTCTATGACGGCGAGCCAGGCGCCGAAGGGTACTGCCTGGCGACGACGCGCTATCAGGCGGGCTTCGTCTTCGGCGACGCGAAGAAGCTGGTCCGCTCGTCTGGCCTGAAGGTGCGCCTGACGGTCATGGCGAAGAACATTCACCGCGTCGACACCGACAGCAAGCTTGAGCCGCTCGGCGCCTTTCCGGTGGACGGGCTGAATCCGCATTTCATCGGGATGGACGAGCTCCACAAGTGGACGTCGCGCGACCGGCTGGACGTGATGGAAACGGCGACGGGATCGCGCCGGCAGCCGGTGATCTCGCAAATCACCACAGCCGGCGACGACATCGTCAGCGTCTGCGGCGATCAGCACGACTACGCGTGCAAAATTCTTGACCAGGTCCTCGACGACGAGACGTTCTTCGCGTTCATCGCGCACGCGGACATCGGCCTCCCCGGAATCCCCGACGACGACTGGACGCTCGAATCGACCGCGCGGAAAGCCAATCCCAACTACGACATCTCGGTGAAGCCCGCGGATCTGCGGGCGCTGGTTACCAAGGCGCTGCATATGCCGGGCGCGGCCGCGGCGTACCAACAGGACCATCTCAACGTTTGGGTGAACACCGACGCGCCCTGGCTGGCGCTCGACGGATGGAAGCGAGGGCAGACCACCTGGCTCCTCGAGGAGCTGCGCGGCCAGCCGTGCTTCGCCGCGATCGACCTCTCGAGCAAGATCGATTTGGCCGCGCTCGTCTTCTGTTTCCAGCCGCCGCCGCTGCCCGTCACCTGGCATCCGCCGCTCGCGCTCGAGCGCACGACCTGGCGCTACGTGGCGCGCTGCTTCACGCCGGCGGACACGCTCGTCGCGCGCGCGCGGCGCGACCGCGCCCCGTATGTGCAATGGACCACGGACACGATCCCGGGCTCGCCGTGGCCGTACCTGTCGACGAACCCCGGCAACCGGCTCGACCAGGACGTCCTCCGCGTGGCGGTCAACGACGCCAAAACCCTCTTCGGCTTCGACATCCAGCACATCGGGTTCGATCCGTGGAACGCCGGCACGCTCGAGCAGGACCTGAT